GTAATATCGTCAAAGGTCACATCCCAATCCTCTGCTGTCTCAGTTAAATCCTCCCACTCTAGGATTAAATTACTTAAAGCCGAAGTGTCAAAATATTCAAAATTCGATCCAGCTAATTGTAACTCTTCGAAAAAGTCTTTTCTAATTTGATTCAAAGCACCAAGGAGACCTTTTTTATCTCTCAGATCCATACCTTCGGCAAAAGCGTCTCCTAAGTCAAAGTTCCCTGTTTTAGCTCCTTCCCAAAGTCTTTTGAAAAACTCTGTAAACAGCTTAAATGCTTTCTTCAACCCTTCCCAAATAATTCTAATCATCTCTCCTGAAAATATAAAATTGAGAATAGGAGTTACAATTTTACTCAAGCTGGTCCAGAAAACACCAAATAGCTTAAACATAGTGTTAACTAGCAATTTAGTGTTGATGACTATCATTTCAAAAGCCATCATTACTGCGTCGATTAGCAACTTTGGTATAAAGAAAATTATATTGACCCAGTTATCTTTCAAAAACTGAGTCATAACTTTCCAATTCTCTTTGATATTAACAAAGAACCCTATAACATTGCTGGCCCAAAGTTTGAAAGTTGGGATCATGTCTAAAACAAACTGCTTTAAACCAGCAAACGAAGCCTCGTATCCTTGAGCGGCTAATCCTGCCATAGCAAAAGTAGCTAAAAGTCCGGCCAATACCCCAAGAGGAACAATTAAAGGAGATAAGACTGTCATAAGAGCAGTAAGAGCAGCTACAGCTGGTCCTATAATTACCACAAATCCAGCCGCTAACATAGCAGCTAAACCTAAAGAGGTTATTATTCCTCCAATCATAGATCCAAAAATTAAAACATAACCAACCGTTCTCTTTATAGTGTCAGACATAGCAGCAAAAGCATCCATAGCTGCTAAGATAGGACGAAGTATGGATTTTATAGGTTCAACAAAAGTCTTACCTATATCCCTGAGAATAATAGTGGCTTTATCTCTAATGTTAGACAGCATACCTAAGAGGGTTTCTGCCTGCTCTCCCATAAGATCCTTAAATCTGCCCTCGGTGGCCATCCACCTAAACGCCCTTCTAACATCGGCAAACGATACCTGGCCTCTTTGTATCATCTCGTCAATAGCCGCTGTAGCAGCCCCTGCGTCATCTGGCAAACCGGACATAGTAGCCCTAAGAGCCTCCATAAGAGGCACGCCGTTAACAGCAAAATCTCTAAACTCCCTAGAAGTTAAGTGACCTTGGGTGCCGACCTGAGCAAGGTTGTGGATGATTCTATCAAACCTACCTCCCTCAATACCGATACCAGCCGTCACGTTACCTACGTCATGTAGAGTTGGAATGATTTGCTCAGCTGTAAAACCCATAGCTAAAAGTTTTTTAGCCGCAGCTTCAACTCCAGCTAACTCAAAAGGAGTTCTAGCTGAGAATTGCTCCATATCGTGCATGAGGTCAATAGCGACCTGCATATCGCCAGTCAAAACTCTAAAAGCTACAGAGGTTTGCTCTAACTGAGCGGCAGCTAAGACAGAGGCTCCACCTATACCGGCAAAGAACCCTGTCATCGCCCCGCCAGTAACAACTGCTACTTTTCCTAATCCATTAAGACCCCTAGAGACTCTGGAAATAGCAGCATCTACATTTCCAGTTTGTCCTAGGAATCTAACGATTATTTCGTCAACGACTGTTGCCATGCTTCAATATCCGGCATTTGAGCTTTTAATCTTGAAGCGTAACGAATGGAGTTTTGATCAAAAGGTAAATCGTCTTGCTCTTTTTCCTTTTTGTTGTCTTTGAACTCTAACAAAAAGTCTTCAAACTTAACTTTAATTTTTCTTTTAGACCATTGCGATCTTAACAATCGCAACTCCATAGTGTTTTGCATCAAATAATAGTCGGTCAAAGAGTTAGTTTTCTTCTCTTCTAGCTCCCTTTCAGCTTTTTCCCTAAAGTAAGCTACCCATCCTTGGGCTTCTCTCCAAGAAATCTTTTTGCGACACTCAACAACGGTCATACCTAACTCATATGCTAGCATGTACCAAAGTCGTTGCCGCTCTAAGAGTTTTTTCCTAGATCGTACTCACTATCGGTTTTTCTAAAGAGAGTGCAAACGGTGCTAACGTCTTTATTTGACTGGTCTAACGACTCTAACCATTCTCTAGTTTGCTCCATATCAACTGGAGAACCACTATACTTAAAAACCTTTACCATAGCTTCAGTGTAACGAACCTCTTGGTTTAGGTCGTTCATCTCTTGAGCTACGGTAAATAACTTTTGAAGAACCTTAGCGGGAAAATCTCCAATTACACCTTTAGAAACAGAGCCTCCATCCTCTCGTTTCAAACAGTAACTAAGCAATAACGGTCCAAGGTCTGCAATCTTATTAAATCCGACAGGATTGCCTTGACTATCGAATTTAATGCTAGCGGCTCTTGCATTTTGATATTGCGTAGAGTCCTGAGCAGATAAAGTCACTAATTTGTAATTAGAGATAGATCCATTTTTGTTAGGAATAGAAACTGGAATCTCTTGTTCAATTACATCTAGTGTAAAATCTAGCTTATCTGGAATCATCTATTTTGCTCCATAATTAAAAAATCAAGGACTAGCTGCCGTATATACAGGTTCGTATTCAGCTGGCGTAGCGGCATCAGTCAAATTAGTAAATACAATTGTAATACTAGCCTCTGGCTGCTCTCCATTAGATAGAGAACTAGGGCTAAAGGTTTGAATGTATCCATAAGTGTCCCAAGTCGAAGTGTCGGGAAAATGGATAGTAATAGCTTTATTTGTGTTAATAGCACCAGCAGAGCCAGACAAAGAAGATAGAACCGCAGGGTCGTAAGCAGCAGTGATCTCTCCATCTGCTGCTTCGTACAATGCTTGAGCAGCATAGGTTCTGACATAGTGATTATGCATAGTGGTGACGTCAATCTTATCACCACCCTCTAGTCCAAAAGGAGTTACCTCTTTTTCCCAAAATCCTAAAGTGGTAAATGAATCAATCTCAAAAAACGACGCATAACCGTTAGTCAGCATCGTCCCAGCGGGAGTTCTTGGGGGAGTGTGAGCCATTCTAGTCCTCCGTAATCGTAACTAGATAATTAAGTGTATAGACTAAACCCATGACAGAGTCGTCATCTAAATCACTGCTCCTAATGATATCAGATGTTCGTCTCATTTGATGAACGATATAGTTTGAGCTATTTATGGTGATAGTATAACGATTTATTTCAGTATCTAAATAGTGCTGTATAGATTTTGCTTTTTGAAAACCTACAGTGTCCTCAAACTCGTTAAGTCTGAGCATAATCATAACACCGTGAAACTCGTCATATTCACCAGTGATAAAATTACGCCCATTTACAATTCCAGTCGTATCGTAAACGCTAATTAGTTTATCTGTTAAAAAATTGGAGGTGTTTAACTCCTTAGCAGGCATTGTTTTATTTTGAAAAACCATCCAATCTACAGGACTAACCGAGTCAACTCTAGCCGCATTACCAGTAGCGATTAAAACTTCCAGCACTATTTCTGCCGGACTATGAGTTAAATTACCACTCATATTTACGCTCCTGCTTTTCTAACTTCAGTTTCAACAATTTTTATCAAAGTTTTTCTATGTTTTCTAGCAGGTTTCTCTAAAAATTTAGCAGACGTGGGAGATTTATGAGCTAAATCTAATCTTTCGTGTACATAAACTGCGTATCTACGACTGTAACCAACTTGAAAAACAACCGATTTTCTTTTATCCTCAGTCAATCTATTAAAACCAGATCGTCTTAATTTGCCTGTATCGACTGGAACTATCATTTTTGATTCTTTAAGTAAAAAATCTCCTGCTTTTTGCATGCCTCTTGCTAATGCTTTTCTATTATTCTTAGCTAACCTTTGCATCCTAGCAAGAGTTCTATTGATACCCTCTATTCTAATACCACCACGACCTGTGGTACTAATTGTTTGTCTTCTTGAGATAGGAGGAAAAAACATTATAAACAAACCTCGTATAAAATCTCATCCCCACTAACGGAAAAAACTCTCTCGACCTGCTCAATCATTTGATGAGTAGGGACGGTTGAAGGCTTGGAGGCTAAAGCTAATCCCGCTGGATCTGCTTTAGTATAGTTACTCAACCAAAGAACCCCTCCCTGGACAACTTGATAGTTAGTGATAACTTTAGCTACAGCTGTTATACCTTTGCCGTCTGTTTTAGTTACTCCGTGAGTGCCGTTATTCCAATAACAAAAAATCTCGACCGGAGTTACAGCTGTATAATCCCTACGACCTGTTTGAGTTATAGCCCCAATAGGCCAATAGACGGCAACTTGGTAAAGGAGTTCAGGTAAAATCATATTCACGAAGCAGTCTCCTCGTTAGGGTTAGGATCTCCAACCCAAACCGAAGTTGCCTCTCCGACTGCTAGACGAGTCAAACAACCAGAGGTGTCGATAGCTAAAGCCTGTTGACCAAAAAAGGTAGACGATATACCCATTTGTCCTTTAGTGTCTAGGTATTCCAACTCAGCATCTCCGATCTTTTTACGTTTGATCCTATTAGCCGAAGTTACACTACCGAAATGAGCCGCCAACCATCGCTCTATTAGCTCTAGGTGCTGATCGTCTAATGAGCCACCTGCGCACGTCTCTACCTTATCGACCATCTTAGTGGCGGTGTCGATATAGGGGGACACGTCCTCGCTGGTTCCCACGCCTAGCAAGGCTCTAACTAACTCGGAAGTAGTTCTTCTAGACATAGCTAATCCTAGTAAGGCTGATTAACTGTAAAGGTACCGTCTTCTATCAGAGCCGTTTTACGTCCTGAAGATAGAACAGCAATAATGTAGTATCTGTAGTTGCCCAAAGGTGCGTTAGTGCTGGATAACTCATCTGCTGTAAACTCTAGTCTAAAGGATTGAGTTCCAGTTGGCGAGGTCACTGTGCAAGTTTTGGAAATTGAGGTGTCTCCTTGAACCGCTGTAAAAGTCACGGTAGCCGAAGTTAAATTAGGCCATTGGTCTGTTGTGTCTCCTGTAAACGATATTTCGGTTCCATCCAAATAATTGTAATCCATACCCTGACGAACCTCTACAGAGGAGCCAACTTTGATAGAGGATTGAGACACTACCACTGTAGCTCCAGTTAACAAACCAATAATAGTTGTTTGGTTAGCCGCCGTAGCATCTCCACCATCAACAGTAGCTGTAGAGTCTACTTTATTTGGAGTGGTAAATGTTAATTGATCTGTCTTATCTTTAATAGCATCGACGTTATAACCAAAAGTTCCTGCAACGGTGTAGGAGGAATCAGATTCAGACCAAACTCCTTCAGCTATCTCCGATATTGGATGGACGTGATTATTAACAATAATAAACTCATCTCCGCTAGAAGGAGCAGCAGTCAACGATTCTTGTAACGTAATCCGTCCATTAGTCGAACTGTAAGAGTCGATAGGTCTTGCTTCACCCTCTAAGCTTCCTGAAATGAAAACTATCACTAGGTGGTCAAACGCACCAGAGGTGTTAGTTAAGTTAGTGTCAAACTCACTCGATGTAGGAGTGCCGCTTACCTCTCCATCCGTTAAAGAGGTGGCTTTGAGGCTTTGCCAAAACGCACGCTCAATCGTTCCAGGACTGCCTTTAGTTAAAGTGTAAGCAAGAAAAGCAGCACCAATGGCATCGTTAGCAGCAGAGGATAATGCGTAGCCTGTTTTATCGTTGTTTGTGCCAACAATCACTTGATCACTTGTAGGATCAAATGTAGATAAACTACTTACATCAGCCTTGAACACGTCCTCGTTTGTACCGGTAGTAAAGTACGTATAAATATCTGCCGGACTTGTACCTCCGGTTAATGAATTAGCATCTACCTGATTAGCTACTGTAAACGTAAGCTGGTCGGTTTTAGTTTTAATTCCTGATATAGAAGCGTTATCAGGAGCTATTGTATTAGCTCCATCAGTTCCTCTCATATCTGTATTGGTCGTTGTCGTATCATTTAACACTGTGCGAAGTAAATGGCCGCTAGCGTTAATGCCAAGACTTCCAAAGTTAGCCGGAGCAGATGCAGCAAGAAACGCATTGTCCGTACCTCTCATATCAGTATTAGTAGTTGTGGTAGCTACAGTAGTTACATTACTTACCGCACCTCCTGAGGTGGTAATCGCTCCTCCACTTACAATGTCGGTGGCTGAAATATCGTTCAAAACATCGAGCGTTGTCTTGGTTCCGCTGATGCTGTATCCGGTCTTATCGTTATTGGTAGCCACGATGACCTGATCCGTTGCAGGATCAAAGTTATTAAGTGCTGCAATTTCAGCAGACGTAGCAAGAGAAGAAACATCCGCTTGTGATGCCGTTCTTGATGCAGCATCCGTAGCGACTGGATTAGTGACGCTGGCAACCGTAGTCACATTGGCAACTGTATCGCTTGCGGGATCGAAGTCATTTAACGCAGCGATTGATGCCGCAGTAGCCAATGAAGAAACGTCAGCCTTACTCGCATCTCTTGACGCCGTATCAGTAGCGACCGGATTAGTAACGGACGCTACGGTTGTTACATTGGCAACGGTATCCACCGCAGGATCAAATGTGCTGAATCCAGTTGCAGTTAGCCAGTTGTTCTGATTCGTTTGCAAGTTGTTTGTGTCTGATTCTACCTCATACAGTTTTCTTCCCGCATACCCGCTTGGGAGCAGGAAGAAGGAACTAATGTCTTTGGTCCATGTGTTAGTCGCTTGGTAGGTAGTGTCTGCGACAACCTTAACAGGAATCCCGTACTCGCTGAACGCAGTTCCGCCTGCCGTTCCATTTACTTTGCACACAAGCGTCTGACCTTCCGTAAGACCACTA